CAGTAATACCTCGCAAACATAATATGATCAGAGCCGTCAGGTGGGCAAATGCGTTAAAGTTCACCCAAGAGGGGCGTCTGCGCCGGTATGGGCCTGACGGCTCTGATCATATTATGTTTGCGAGGTATTACTGATGGGTGGACTGCTCAAAACGCCAAGTGCGCCAGAACCAGATCCTGAGATCACGGCGGCGCAGGAACGTCAAGAGGCGCGGATTGCGGAGGAAGATCGCAGTAAAAAGGCACAGATTGCGGCCCGGCGGCGTGCCAGACAGACAGGCGGTCGGCGTTTGCTGTTGTCGTCAATGCGTGAAGATGCCGAGAAGGGCATCCAAGAAACATTAGGATAGGGGTGCAGGCATGAGATACGGTGGTTATAGCGGTGGTCGTGGCGAGAGAGGGCGCGGTGCGCCTGCTAGTCGTGGCCCAAGCCCAGCAGAACGGCGGAGCCGTGACGCGGCATCTGTGCGGGATCGTGGCGGCGAAGGCGAACAGCAGATGGTGCCATCGCTGTCTTTGGCGATAGCCAGAGCCATTGGCGCAAATATCGGCGAAAGAGTGCGCGAAGGTATCGCATCACGCATTGAGGCCGGTGGCACGCCTGTGCGCGAGGGCGGCATTATAATAGGTGTTGAAACAGACGGCACATACTTTGGTCGCCCCAGAGCGGCTGATGTAAGAACCACAGGTGACGGCGAGGGCCGCGCTACTGCACCAGCCGCGCAAATGGGTGCGGCGGCACCACAGCCAGAACAGCCAGCGGCCAAGACTGTGCGCCGGTCAAAGCTGGTGCAACAGATTGAAGAGGAAAACCGCCGCCGCCGTTTGGCTGGCTTGCGGCGCTTGGGTTCGCGCACGTTGCTGAGTGGCGACCGGCTTTCCGCTGATACATTGGGGGCCGCGTAATGCCATTGATGAAGGGCTACGGCAAGAAAACAATCAAGCGCAACATCGAGATGTTGAGGCGCGAAGGTCGCCCACAGAAACAAGCTGTGGCTATTGCAATGTCAAAAGCGGGGAAAAAGAAAAATGCAAGATAAGAAAAAAGAGGTTTGGGATAAAAAGCGGCCAAAGGGTCTGGGCAAGCCGAAGGGTTTAACGCCAGCACAAAAGCGCTCGGCTATGCGTGCCGCCGCCAAGGCCGGTCGGCCATATCCAAACCTGATTGACAATATGAGGGCGGCTCGTGGCTAGTCCAGCTTGGCAACGCAAAGAGGGCAAGAACCCCAAGGGTGGGCTGAATGCCAAGGGTCGGGCATCTGCCAAGGCTGAAGGCATGAACCTAAAGCGCCCTGTAAAAAGCGGGGACAACCCCCGCCGGGCGAGTTTCTTGGCGCGTATGGGCAACATGCCCGGCCCGGAATACAAGGACGGCGAACCAACGCGCCTGACCTTGTCGCTACGCGCTTGGGGCGCTAGCTCCAAGGCAGACGCGCGCAAAAAGTCTAAGGCCATCAGCAAGAGAAATGAGGCGAAGGCATGAGGTACAGTGTTGAGCAAATCCTAAAACGGCACGATGCCGCGCAACGCCGCAAGGACAATTGGCGGCAGATCTACGAGGATTGCTATGAGTTCGGCTTGCCGCAACGCAACCTCTATGATGGCTATTACGAGGGTGGCGGTTCGCCCGGCCAAAACAAAATGGTGCGCGTGTTCGACAGCACCGCCATCAATGCGGTTCAGCGTTTTGCCAACCGCATCCAGTCTGGCCTGTTCCCGCCCTATGCTGAGTGGTGCCGCTTGGAGCCGGGTCCAGAGATCCCGCAAGAGCGCCGCCTAGAGGCACAAGCGGCGTTGGATTTGTACTCGACCACGATGTTTGGCGTGTTGCGTCAGTCCAACTTTGATCTGGCTATGGGTGAGTTCCTGCTAGATCTGGCAGTCGGTACGGCTGTCATGCTGATCCAGCCGGGTGATGAAACCACCCCGATCCGCTTCACGGCTGTGCCGCAATATCTGGTTAGCATCGAAGAGGGTGCGCACGGCAAGGTCGATAATGTTTATCGGCGTATGCGCCTCAAGGGTGAGGCCATCACCCAGCATTGGACAGATGCCGAGATCCCCGATCGCCTGCAACGCATGATCGATGAGAAGCCGACCGAAGAGGTCGATCTGATTGAGGCTACACTGTATGACGCCGAGCGCGGCGAATACTGCTATCATGTGATCTGGGCCGAGGGCAAAGCTGAACTGTTGCATCGCTACATGAAATCCAGCCCTTGGGTTGTGGCGCGTTACATGAAAGTGGCCGGTGAGGTGTATGGCCGTGGTCCGCTGGTCACAGCTATCCCCGACATCAAGACGCTGAACAAAACGCTGGAATTGCTGTTGAAGAACGCCAGCCTGTCGATTGCCGGTGTTTACACAGCGGCTGATGACGGCGTTCTGAACCCGCAGACAATCCGCATCGCGCCGGGTGCCATCATCCCGGTCGCACGCAATGGCGGCCCGAATGGCGAAAGCCTGCGCCAGATGCCACGTTCTGGCGACTTTAACGTCAGCCAGATCGTCATCAATGATTTGCGCATGAACATCAAAAAGATCTTGCTTGATGACACACTGCCGCCAGACAACATGTCGGCCCGGTCTGCGACAGAAATCGCGGAACGCATGCGTGAGCTATCGGCCAATTTGGGAAGTGCGTTTGGTCGTCTCATAACAGAAACGATGGTTCCGCTCATTGCACGCATCCTTTATGTTATGGATGAGCAGGGTCTGATCGAGATGCCATTGCGCGTCAATGGCCTTGAGGTCAAGGTCACGCCTATCAGCCCGATTGCACAAGCGCAGTCGATGGGCGACATCGAGAAGATCATGCAGTGGGTGCAGATGTCGGCGGCGCTTGGCCCAGAAGGCCAGATGTCAGTCAAGACCGGCAGTGTCTCCGACTATGTGGCTGACAAGATGGGCATCCCGGCAGAACTGCGCACCACGCCGCAGGAGCGCCAGCAGATGATGGAACAAGCGATGCAGGCCGCACAGGCACAGATGCAAGCTGAACAGGGCGCGGCACCGGCTGAAGGGCCAGCGCCAGAAGGTGGAATGGTATGATGGTTGACGGCTGGGAGGGGTTGCAGACTGTCAACCCAGAAATAGCAGACAAACAGCAAGTGGAGAGAGACGACATCGATCGCCTCTACCTGCGTGTGTTCGGAAGCGATGATGGGGCAAAGCTGTTCACCCATCTGCGATCGCTGACGATAGAGCAACCGACTTGGTATCCGGGTGAAGATCCGAGCCACGGTTATGCTCGTGAGGGCCAGAACAGTCTGGTCCGCGAAATTGAACGGCGTATCAAAAGAGCGAGAAACCTATGAGTGAAACTGAGGGGTTGTTGGCCGAAGCCCAAGTAGAGGGTGACGATAACCAGCAACAAGCAGATGAAACAATCTCACACATGCAACCAGATGCAGAGGCAGTTAATGCTGAAGCTGTGGAAACAGAAGAGGCAGACACACGACCTGAGTGGTTGCCGGAAAAATTCAATACAGGGGAAGATCTTGCAAACGCTTATTCAGAACTGCAAAAAAAGTTTTCGCAAGGCAAGCATAAGGTGCCTGATGATTACGACCAGTCTGTCTTTGCGAATGCTGGCATTCCAGAGGATGATGAACTGTATTCAACGTACCGAGATTGGGCAAAAGATAATGGCATCAGCCAAGAGGCTTTTGACCAATTGGCTGGTAAGTTTATTGAGTTGGCTGGTGCTGAGACTGAGCAGGCTCAGATCAGCTATCAGGAAGAGTACAAGAAACTAGGCCCGAATGCCGACCTGACGATTAAGTCAATGACGCAGTGGGCGCAAAGCCTTGTCAACAAAGGCGTCTGGGGACAGGACGACTTTGAAGAGTTCAAGATTATGGGCGGCACGGCGCAAGGCATCAAAGCCCTGCAAAAGATCCGCTCATACTATGGCGATCAGCAAATCCCGATTGATGTTGGCCCGGTTGACGGTGCGCCATCCAAGGATGAATTGCAGTCAATGATCAGCAAGCCCGAATATCAAAGTGACCCGGCGTACCGCGCCAAGGTTGAGAAGATGTTTGAGCAAGTCTATGGCACTGAACAATACAGCGCCATCTAAGTTTTAGCGGGGGTTATTTACAGCCCCCGCTTTTTTTCATATAATCCCCTTGACAGACAATCGTTTTTCGACCTGTTCGACCCGCTTGGGGGCGAGGCGTAATTCGCTCAAGCCACAGCCCATTATGGATACCTGTTTGGCGTCAATCGTGTTTAACTTTTGAAATGGAAGGAATAGGAAATGGCCGTAGGTATTTCCAATGCTTTCGTTCAGTTGTTCGATGCCGAGGTCAAACAGGCATATCAGGCGGCTCGCCAGCTTGCCGGTGTGACCCGCGAGCGGACAAATGTCGAAGGCAATCAGGTGAAGTTCCCGAAGATCGGGAAAGGCACCGCAACAGTCCGCGTCCCGCAGACTGATGTAACTCCGCTGAACGTGACTTACTCACAAGTCACAGCCACGATGTCCGATTACATCGCGGCTGAGTACAGCGATATTTTCAACCAGCAGAAAGTCAACTTTGACGAGCGCCGTGAGCTTGTTCAAGTTGTCGGTAATGCCATTGGTCGCCGTATGGACCAGCTTGTTCTTGATGCACTGAATGCCGCATCTTCACCAAGCACAGTCGGCACCGACATCGGTGGTACTGGTACAAACATGAACCTTGCTAAGTTGCTTGCGGCTAAAAAGGCTCTGGATACCAAGAACGTGCCATCTGAAGGTCGTTGCATGATCATTCATGCCAATGGCTTGTCAGCACTGCTCGATGAGACTGAATTGACATCAAGCGATTTCGCTACAGTCAAGGCTCTCTCAACCGGCGAGATTGACACTTTCCTCGGCTTCAAGTTCATCACCCTCGGCGATCGTGACGAAGGTGGTCTGCCACTGCCATCAACCCGCACTTGCTTTGCGTTCCACCGCGATGCAATCGGCCTTGGTATCGGCATGAACCAAAAGTCAGAAATCAACTACGTTCCTGAGAAGACATCGTTCCTCGTATCTTCAATGTTCTCCGCTGGCGCGGTTGCCATTGACGATGAGGGCATCGTCAAGATCTCAGCGACTGAATAGGAAGGAGTGTAAACAATGGCTTTCTCTTCAGCAGGATGGAACGTGATCGGTGCCGCCAAGTCTGGCAATGCACCATCGATGTACACCTATACATCAGCAGACGCGATTGCGACTGTGAACACATCTGGATATTTCAACGACCTGTCAGACACAGTGGCAGTCGGTGACATCATCTTTGTTCACGACAGCGCAACCCCAACGATGAACATCGTTATGGTTGCATCGAATGCGTCAGGCGTTGTCGATGTGACTGATGGCACAGCTATCAGCATGACCGACACCGACTAATCATAGCGGGGCCGGGCAACCGGCCCCCTTTCCCTTTTTTGGAGTGGCGCAATGGCGGCTGGTGATACCAAACTATCAATTTGTTCTGATGCTCTCATCATGCTTGGCGCGGCTCCGCTTTCATCATTTGCCACCGGCACCGATGAGGCACAGGTCGCTGACCGTCTTTATGACGATGTGCGCGACACACTGCTCATGCAGTATCCCTACAGTTGGACGTTGAAAAAGGTGAAGCTGGCCCGGCTGGCTGACACACCCATCAACGAATGGAAATACAAATACCAGATCCCCGGCGATGTCCTTGGAAACCCAAGGGCTGTTTTTAGTTCTGGCAGTGTCGGCGCAAACAGTGTGCGCGACTTTGAGATCTATGCCGGTGGCCTCTACACAAATCTGGAAGAGGTCTGGATCGATTACCAGTATCGCCCAGAACCGGCCATCTTCCCGCCCTACTTTGTGCGCCTTCTCAAAACGGCGCTGGCGGCTGAGTTCGCCGAGCCGATCACCGACCAGATCACCAAGGCCGATTACTATCACGGCAAGGCGTATGGTTCACCGTCTGAAAACATGCGTGGCGGCTTGGTGCGCGTTGCCATCAATATCGATGCGGCAGGACAGCCAACCCAGAACATCCAAGAGTTCCCAATTGCTGACATAAGGTACTAGCATGAGCCGCATCATTCAGATCCAGAATGACTTCACCAGCGGCGAACTAGATCCAAAGTTGCGTGCGCGGACTGACATTGCTCAGTACAAGTCTGGCCTGACAACAGCACGCAATGTCAGCATCCAGCCACAAGGCGGTGCAAAGCGCCGGGATGGCACCAAATACATTGCCACGCTGGACAGTGGCGCTGGAACGGCTGTGCGAATGGTGGCGTTTGAGTTTAGCGTCAATGACAGCTACATGCTGGTGTTCACGCCCGGCAAAATGTATGTGTTCAAAAACGGCGCACAGATCACAAACATCAATGGCAGTGGCAACGATTACCTGACGGTGGCCAGCCTGACCAGCGCGATCCTGCCTGAGATGAATTGGGTGCAATCTGCTGACACTGTGATTGTGGTGCATGAGGATCTTGCGCCTACAAAGATCGTGCGCGGTGCAACCGATGCCGACTGGACAGCCAGCGTCATTGAGTTTGATCACGTTCCCTTGTATGCGTTTGAACTAGATTTCCATAATCCGCAATTTACTATTACGCCATCAGCAATAAGCGGCAACATCACGATCACGGCGTCTGGCGCTACGACAAGCACAGGCACGGCGCAGGGTGGCACATCTGACACAATCACATTGAAGGCGGCGACCGCATACACTGTGGATGATGAGCCAAATGGCATGTTCATTGAGATTACGTCTGGAACCGGCTCTGGGCAAAAGCGGCATGTCGAGGACTATGTGGCATCGACTAAGGTGCTGACGGTCTATCCGGCGTGGGATACAGCGCCTGACGCCACATCGCAATATAAGGTCGAGCCATTTAGCGAGGCGGCTGTCGGTGAATATGCCACTGCTATAAATGGTTTTGGCCGTGCGCGTTATGTTGAGTTTGTAAGTTACACACAAATGAAGGCATACGTTGAGATCCCTTTTTTCGACACCAGCGCAATCGTTGCTGGCGACTGGCAGTCGGAACACGGCTATGAGGAGGTCTGGTCGGCGACACGCGGATATCCCCGGTCGGTGACTTTTCACGAGGGCCGGTTGTTCTTTGGCGGCACCAAGAGCCGGCCATCAACATTGTATGGATCTCGCGTGTCTGACTTTTTTAATTTCAATCCCGGCGAGGCGTTGGCAGATGATGGAGTGTCGGCAACGCTTGACACTGGCACGTTTAACGCAATTGTCGATATCTTCTCTGGCCGTCACTTGCAAGTGTTCACGACCGGCGCTGAGTTCTATGTGCCGCAAACATTGGATGAGCCGATCACGCCAACCAACCTGATTGTAAAACAGCAGACTGCGTTTGGCATGAAGCCGGGCATCCGCTTGCAGAACGTAGATGGCTCAACGCTGTTCATCCAGCGTCAGGGCAAGGCAATACAAGAGTTTATTTTTAGCGACAGCGTGCAGGCGTATACGTCTGCCAAGATATCTCTGCTGTCATCGCATCTGCTAAAAACGCCGGGCGAGATGGCGGTGCGTGTTGCGACATCGACCGATGAAGGCGACCGGCTGATGATCGTCAACGAGGATGATGGCAGTATTGCGTGCTATACACTGTTGCGCAGTCAGAACGTGATTGCGCCGTCAGAGTGGACGACCGATGGTGAGTTCCTGAACATCGGAGTGGATGTGGACGACATATACGTTGTGGCCAAGCGCACAGTCAACGCGGCGACTGTTTACTACGTTGAGTTGTTCGATGCTGACACATTGCTCGACAGCGCCAAGACAGGTGGCGCGGCCAGTTCGGTCACGATGGATCACCTTGAGGCGGCGACCGTCAAGATCATCCGCGATGGCGTGGTTGAGCCGGATCAGACAGTGCCGGGATCACCTTACACTGTGACGTTTGCCACAGCGGCCACTGCAAGCTATCAGGTCGGCCTTAACTTTACGCCGCAGGTAAAGACACTGCCGGTCGAGCCAAACCTGCCCAGCGGCTCTCTAAAGGGCTTTAAAAAGCGGATATTCGAGGTTAATGCGGAATTGTTTGAGACGCAGGCAATGACGATTGAGGGCAAAGAGGTGCCGTTCAGAAACTTTGGCGCGGCCGTTCTCGACAGTTCGGTTGATGAGTTTACTGGCATCAAGACATTGCACGGCATTTTGGGGTATACTTATGACGGCCAGATCACGATTGGTCAGGATGTGCCGCTCAAGATGACGTTACTTGGGATCGATTACAAAGTGAGTGTGGGGCAATAAGATGGCGGCAAATCCAGCAACAATAGGATTGGCTCTTGCAGGCGCAAGCGCATTTATGCAATTGCGGGGTGCGCAGGCACAGGCCAAGGGCTTGGCGGCGCAAGCTGGCTACACGCGGATGCAAGCCCGGCAAGAGGCGATTAAATACAAGCAACAGGCTGTGGCTGTTTTGGACAACATCCTGCAAACATCTGCCGAGGTTACGGCTAGAGCCGGGGCCGGTGGTATTGATCCATTCACTGGGTCTGCCGGTGAATTGCAGACTTTGGCGTTGGCGAAGGGTGCGCAGGAACTGTACACCGTCCAAGACAACGAACTGATAGCACTGCGCGGCGGCGCAATGCAGGCCGACCAATTTATGTTGCAGGCGCGTGCGGCTAAACAGGCTGGCTTTGCGGCGGCGATTGGCACGCTTGGCCAAGGTTATATGATGAAAGCGAGTATAGGATAATGGCTAGATTGCCGCGATACAGACCACTAGGCATTAGCGCTACCAGCTTGCCGGGCGTCAACTTTGCGGCGACTGGTCAAGCGCAAGCGCGTGTTGCTCAGACAATTGCAAACAGCCTAGACCGCATGTCCAGCTTTGCGTTCCGCGAGGCTGAGACGCAGGCCAAGATTGAGGGCGCTGAGTATGGCGCTGGCAATGCGCCTACAGCACAGCAGTTGCTGGATGCGCAGACACCGGCAGAACTTGAGGCGTTGGTTCCCGGCGGCACTGGCACGGTGCGCGACCGCGCCGCCAGAGCGGCGGCACTTGATGCCATCTCTACAAATCTTGAGACATCGGCTCGGCAACAAATAACGGCATTGCGCTTGAGCGCGGCTGAAACAAGTATGCCGACAATGGAATTGCAAGGTGAGATTGATGCTGTAATTAATGGTTACGCTGGCACACTGTTTGACATCAGCCCAACGTCTGCGCGGCAATTCAGGGCGTCTATTGCGGCTGTTGGCAATACTGCTGTTGTGACGCACGCAAACAAAATGGCAGAGGCCGCAGAGGCCGAGCGCAAAATTCAAGCAATCAGAGCCATCGATACGACCATATCAGGCGTTGCTGAAATTGTTGAGCGTGGCGATATTATCGACCCAAATACTGGTGTGGTAGTTTCAACAATGAGCGATCTGCTGGCGGGTGAACGCAATACAATATCCAGAAAGGCTGGCGAGGCACTTGATCCATCCTTGCTCAAACAACAACTTGAGAATTTTGACAAAGCTGTAGATGAGGCGATTGTTGGCGTGGTGCGCGACTATGTTGTTGATGACCCGCTGGCGCGACAAGTTGAGGTCATGTCGGGCAAGATTTCTGACCCAAGAATTGCAGGCATATATGGCCAGATGAACCCAGATCAACGGCGTGCCGCAATTGATGCGTCATTTGATGCGGCATCTAGGGATCTGTCACACGATGCGGCGATTGAGAGAAAAGCGCAGACAAGACGGCAAAAAGCATCGATTGGTTTGCGTGGCGACATTGCGATGGAAATGAATTACCCCGGCAGTACAGGCTCAACGCTTGACGATTTGTTGGACCGTTTGAAAGACGTTGATCCAGAGGCGCATCTGGTAATGCAAGATCGCGTGCTATCAAGTCCAGCGGCTAATGACCCAGATACGATTATCGGCCTAAACAAAACAGAGGCTTTTGGAAACATGACGCATCAGGTTCTTTTGAATGCGCTTGATGCCGGTAACATCACGTTTGCTGAATACTTGAAGCGATATGACCGGCTTGAGCGGCTAAAGGGTGAAGATTTCTCAGCGGCCAAAACATTCATTAGAAATGAAATTAATCCAGTGCCAAGCCTTTTGGGTGGTGGTGATGATGAGGCAAATAAGCAGATCGGCGAAATTGAAAATGAACTGATCCTCGCTCTGCGCAAAGACCCCAGTATTGATCCTCTTGCGTGGGTGCAGAAAAGACTAAAGGATTTGCGGCCAGCCGGGCCAACCCCAAAACAAATTGCTGATGCGCAAGACCTTGTAAATTCGTTTGCAAGCCAAAATAACATTCAGAATGATTTGTCGTCTGTTGATGCAGAGATCCAAAGGCAGATGAGCGGGAGCAACAGGCAAGCGGTTATTAAGAAAACCCAGCCAATAATAAATGCACTTGATGTGCTGAGAAGGGCGCAACAGAAATGACCACACTACGCGATGAAATGATGGTGTCCTACTACCTGTATGACAGCGGAGCTAGTCTGGACATTGTGCGTGATGATGAGGGCCGCGTCAGATTGGAACGTGCGCCTGATCCAGCGGCACAAGCCGCCGCGCTTGGCCCCGGTGCGTATCGTGACATCTATGCAATATCTGAGGCGGCTGATGCGCCTGTGTCTGAGCAAGAGGTCGCTGGCACTATGGGCGGCGTGGTTCCGGGTGTCGGCATTGGCGCGGCAACTGGCATTCAGGATGTTGGCGCACTTGCGTATGGGGGCTTCAAAGCGGCCACAGCAGAAGAGGGCCAGCGCATTGATGAGTTTTTAAAAGGATTTAGCGCCATCTCTGGTGCTATCGGTTCTGAAAAAGCATTTGAAATTTTCAATGCTGGTGTTGACATGTTGCCAATTAGCGATGAGGCCAAACAGGGCTTGAAGCAAGGCGCAATGGTTGGCGAAGGGATAGGCGGCTTTGGTGTAGCTGGCCAAGCTGGCAAGGGCGTTGTTCAAGGCGCAAAGACCTACGCCGCTGGTGCGCCGCAACGCATAGCTGACCGCACAAGCGGCACAATGTTTGGCGCTGGTATGGACCCAACTGCGCCGATTGATGAGGCTATTGTCGCCGGGCAGAAACTGATGGGGCAAAAGCCCCAAGAGGCGCAAGCGGTGAGATCTGCCGCGCCATCCATTAGCGATCCAGAGGTCGCGACAATTGCCGCAAAAGCACAAAATGTTGATGAGGCCCAAGCGGCGGCGGTTGAGGCTGAAAGAGTAATAAACCGCTTTCCAGAAAGTGACGGATGGGTAAAGCCGCAAGTTATGACTGAAAGCAAGACGCCGCCATTTGAGGTAAAAAAAGACGGCACGATTGATGTTAACTTTAAAAAAATCCCATACGCATATCACATACCGCCAGCCGGTGTGACCCCTGATCAGCATAAGGCAAATCTCGTTGGCAAAATGGTTGATGACGTGCAGGCGTTGGTAAACCGGGCAAAGGGCGGTGATAAAAAAGCAAAAGAAATACTGAAGGAGGCGACTTGGTATCGCACTATGCGGACAAGATTGCGTCAGGAATATGGTGGCCTCGGTGATGTTTTCGCTGATTTATTAGGCGCGACATCGGCTAACACCGGCGTTCAAATGAATTATGAAAATGCATTAATCATATTGCGCAAATTTTCGCGTGGTGATTATGACGATGCAATTAAGCTCTATCAGGATCGCCTCGATGCTGGATTGAGCGTGTCTGGCAAAGACATAACAAAACTGCATAAAGACCCGAAAAACCCATTTAAGTTGATTGTCAAAGATAATGAAAAACTATTCGGCGCAAATAGCCCTGCGGCCACCGCGGCACTGCTTGATATGTTCAGACAAGTCAAAGCCGGTAAAGCGCCAAAGACTGTTAACTTTACTGGCAACCTGATTGGCTATGGGTTTGACGCAACAATTGATGTTTGGGCCGCCAGATATCTTAGAGATGCGGCTGGATTGCCGCGAATACCTACCGTAGCAGAGCAAGGGGTAACAGGAACGCACGGCGCTAAAAGCACACTAGATGCGCCGGTTGTTGGCGGTGAATTTGGTTTTGGACAGCAGGTTTTTGCAGACGCACGCGATGCAATAAACCAATTAGGCGTAGTCAAAAATTATGACAAAAAACTTGGGGATCTCGGCGCTGATGATTTGCAAGCTGTTATTTGGTTTGCTGAAAAAGAAAAATGGACCAACAAGGGGTGGACATCAAAAGCTGGCGAAGGTGGATCTTTTGATTATGAGGCCGGTCTAGCCGGGTCTCCAGATCCAGAGCGCGTAAAAGAACTGCGGACAATTATTGGGTCTATAAACACAACACCAGAAGAAAAGATTGCCGCTAGAAAAGAGTTAAAAACATTAGCTGGCTCGGCTGAGAGATATAGCGCCGGAGTGTCAATGGAGCGGCCCGGTCAAGTTCCGACCAACATACAGCAAGCGCAATTGGCTGAAGAAATAACCGCGCCTTTGAAGGCTGATAATACTGTTCTTGGATATCAGGCAAACAACAGTCTTGGAGAGTTTGCCGGAGAAACAGAACGCGCTTTGAATTATGAAATTGTTGCACGCAGTAATTTCGATCCAGCGCCAGCAACAAAAGCGCTTGTTGAAGCTGGCCGCAAATATGATCAAGATGCTGTGTTCATGTCTAAGGTTGTGAAGCCCGGCACGCCAAATGCGAGGCCGGGCGTTGAGGTTTATTTTGTTAAAAAACAAGATGAGGCGTTTACACAAAAGATCACAGAGATATTGCGCAAATATGGAATTGATGGATTTACATTCGTCACTGACAACAGGGTTGCCGACAAGCCAGCGGCTCAAATAAAAACTGGCGCAAAAACTGCTGGCCTTACTGGTGTGAGAATGCAATATGTTCCAGAATTTGATGACGCATTTGATGCCGCAAATGCTGATCAAATTTACAAACAAAAAGCAAAACAGTATCGTAAGGCAATGCGTGACATACTGAAACTGCAAGATATCAGTTATGCGGATGTGACGTACTATGATACAAAGGTATACAAAAACACCGATAGACCCGGTGCTGAGTGGATTAATGGAGGCATAAGCTATGATGAGTACCTTGCAGGAAATCCTTGAGGAAGAATTAGCAGACGGCGCAACAGAGGATGATCCTGTTGTGCAACAATTACGGCGACAGATTGCCGCTGAAGAAACTGGCAAAACGTCAGAAGAGTTGTACATCACAGGATCTGTGAAAAAAGGATAGCCAAATGGCGCGTGATATTACAGACCAGCTTGACGAGATGGCGCAACAAGATCAATTGCGCCAAGACTTGTTTGCCGAGCCAGAGCCACAGCAAGTTGCGCCAGAAGAGGTGGCCGAGCAGGATGCTACTGTAGCGGAGCAGATACTAGGCCCATCGCAAGTTGCGGCTGTGGATGACCCCAGCGTTGTCCAAGTGGCTGGTCTTGATGATATCGTGGTTGGCGTGGCAAAAGCCGCCAAGGGTCGTGTGCGCAAAGCTGAAGAGGCTGTTCTGCCGCCATTGCCGGATGAGCCTATCCAAAAGGTTGGCACTACCACAATCATACGCCCGGCAACCGAGGATGAGGTTGCGGCATTGGCCGAGGCTACAGGCGGCGAATGGACGAAGGGCATTAATTTCCCGGCCATTGCTGAAGGGCTTGAAGACTTTGATATGGCCGACCATATGGCCCGGATCAAAGACGCCAACCAAGAACTGTTTGAAAAAGCCCGGCGCGGCACAATGACCTTTGACCAGATCAAGGAACTTGCCGCCAAATACAGTATGGACGACATGATTGCCGAGTGGCTGGTTCGCAACCCCGGCTCTGGTGCAACCGGCGAAAAACTGCTCGGTGGAATTTTTGCTGTTGCCAACCTAATGCACCACACTAGGGCAGAGTGGGCAAAGGTCGCCGACATGCCAGCCGGAGAGGCGCGAGACGCCGCTGTGCGCCGCGCCTACCAAATGCAAAATGTCACAGCAAGCATGATGGCCAATGTGTCTGGTGCTGGCTCTGAGGCGGCGCGTAGCTTGTTTGTGTTACGCGAGGCGCAAAAGGGTTTGGACATTGACTTTGCCCGGCAATCTGAAGAGATGATTAACCTGTTTGGCGCTGAGACGGTTGAGGATATGGAGTATATGGGCAAGCTATATTTAGCGCTCCCAAGCCCAGCATCGAAAGCATCGTTCATCAAGAACGGCATGAACAAAGCAATGGATATGATTGTTGAGGTTTGGATCAACAGCATCCTGACTGCGCCAACAACACATATGGTCAACGTGGTTGGCAACTCTGTCTTTATGGCCACGCGCACAGTTGAGCAATTGCCAGCCGCCGCTTATGGCGCATTGCGTACATCTATAACAGGCGCAACAGACCGGGCAAGGTTCCGCGATGCTGTGGCTTCACTTGAAGGCATCCGCAAGGGTTTTGTTGATGCGCTGATCGTATCGGGAAAAACATTAGTTACTGAAGAGCCATCCGATCTTGTGTCTAAAATTGATGTGCGCAATCGCAGAGCAATAGGCACATCGGGCGACCCGCGTGCAATCATTGATGAGATCAGGCAGGGGAATGCTGGCGCGGCGGCTGTAAACGCATTGGGCATCAGCGCCAGAATGGGTGGCCGGTTCTTGCTGGCCGAAGATGAGTTCTTCAAGGGCATTGGGTATCGCATGTCCTTGCATCAAATGGTCAGCACCCGCACAGCCAATATGTATGATGAACTGGTGGCCGCTAACAAAACGCCACAAGAGGCCAAGCAGATGTCAGCGGCTGAAGGCGCACGCTTGATGGCCAACCCTCCAAAGGGTTTGGTTGAGGATGCTCGTGATGCCGCAAGGCAAATGACGTTCCAAGGCGATCTCGATGGGTTCCTTGGCGACATGCAAGGCGGCATGTCGCATCCGATTGCTAAATTGTTTGTGCCGTTTTACAAGACGCCGACAAACGTAATGAAAGAAACAATGGTCCGCAGTCCACTGATGTTGGTGTATCCGGGCTTTTACAAAAAGCTGGCGGCTGGCGGTCGTGAGGCAGACATTGCGTTTGGCCAAGTGGCAACCGGCTCAATGATTGCTGGCACATTTGCCTATATGGCTATGGGCATCGATGACCCTGACAAAGAGTTGATCATTATGGGTTCTGGCCCACCAGACCCGCAAGCCCAACAAGCAATGGCTCGTAAAGGCATCCAGCCGTTCTCTGTCAATTTCAAAAACGAAGATGGCACCTATACATCTGTAACGTATTCGCGGCTTGATCCTATTTCTGGCATGTTGGCTATGGCGGCTGACTTTGCGTATTACGCAAACTATGAAGAGGATCAGGCTGTAGTTGACCGGCTTGCTATGGCTTTGACGATGAGCCTTGCGGAATATTCTCTGGATATGCCGTTCTTGCAAGGTGTGCAGGAATTGACGCGGGTATTCACCAACGCAGATCCGCAAATACGCCAAGAGCAATTTATGGAGATGATAGGCGGCAAAGTCACTGAGGCTGGGCTGGCTTTTGTTCCGGGCATGTCATCGTTCTCTGCTGGCATTGAACGTATGCAAGACCCAACGGTATCATCGCCAATGTTGCCAGAGGCAGGATTGTTTGGCGAAGATCCAACACAATTGCCTGCGTTCATGCGCGGCTTTTATATCGAACTGCAACGCGCCAAGGGCCGCAATCCATTCTTCAGCGACAGTGTGCCACCAAAGCTAAACCTGTGGGGCGAGAAGATCACCGCTGGCAGTGGCGAGGGTTGGGAGTTCTGGTCGCCTATCCGCGTGCAGGACACCAAGTTTGCGCCGATTGATGATGAACTAATGGCGCTTGGTGATGGCATCAAAATGCCGAACAAAAAGATCGATGGCGTGCGTCTCAATGCAACGCAGTACAACAAGTGGCTGACCACAATGAACACTATGGACACGCGAGGCCGGATGCCCGGTGATGCGGGTTATGATGTTGGCCAGACAATGATGCCCTTGCTGATGGATATGATTGAGACTGATTACTACCAGTCATTGCCAACCAAAGAGGACAAGCTGGATAAGATTACAACAGTTGTTGGCAAGTTTAAGACGGCGGCGCGGAAGATGCTTGTTGCTGGCGATCCAGATCTAGCTGTTAAGATTATGGCTGTGCAGTGATCTGGCAGATATCAACCTGATGGTGTATAATGCACACAACAAAATGAGGCACAGAGATGGCTGACTACAACATTAACGCAATCACACGCCGGGTCGTGTTCACTGGTTCAGCCGGGCTTGGGCCATACGCCTTCACGTTTGAGGTGTTGGACGAGAACGATGTTGCGGTCTATTTCAACACAACGCTGTTGACGCTGACCACCGACTACACTGTGGCGGTCAATGCCAACGGCACCGGCTCGGTCACAATCGTGACCGGCACCAACGTGCCGTCAACGCCAACTGCGTCTGACACTATCATCATTGTCGGCGCACGCGACATCGAGCGCGTGACAGACTTTGTGACTGCCGGTGACTTGCTTGCGTCCAGCCTCAACGAACAGCTAGACAGCCTCACAATCTTTGACCAGCAGGTAGCCGAGGAGAACAAGCGCAGTCTCCGCGCCCCGGTCTATGATCCGGCGTTGGTTGAGGATGGCGGCACGCTGGACATGACCCTGCCTGCCAAGGCGGCGCGTGCTGGCAAGTATCTACAGTTCAACAGCACGACCGGCAACCCAGAGGCTGGGCCTGACAGCACCGATGTGACGGCATTGGCTGACATCGCAACCGATATTGCCACGCTGGCTGACATCGAGGACGGCACCGATGCGACTGATGCTATTCAGACCGCCGCATCGATTTCCAGCAACATCAGCACAGTTGCCGGTATCTCGGCCAATGTAACAACTGTTGCTGGCATTTCTTCAGATGTCACGGCTGTTGCGGCCGATGCCACTGACATCGGAACCGTTGCAACAAACATTGCGTCAGTCAACACTGTAGCTACAAATATTAGTGATGTTATTGCTGTAGCCAACGATTTGAATGAAGCGGTATCCGAGGTTGAGACGGTTGCCAACGATCTCAATGAGGCGGTGTCTGAGATTGAGACAGTTGCGGCGTCTATCAGCAATGTTGATGCAGTCGGCACGAACATTGCCAACGTCAACACAGTTGCTGGTAACAATGCCAACGTAACGACTGTGGCTGGCATCAGCGCAAACGTGACTACCGTAGCTGGCATTTCTGGCAACGTCACAACAGTTGCTGGCATCAGCAGTGATGTGACAACGGTTGCCGCTGACGGCACTGACATCGGCACAGTTGCGACTAATATTGCGAATGTTAACTCTGTTGCTGGCAATGCAACAAACATCAATTCTGTTGCAACCAACGCAACGAACATAAACACAGTTGCTGGAATTTCATCCAATGTAACAACCGTGGCTGGGATCAGTTCCGATGTTACTGCTGTGGCGGGTGACGCCACTGACATTGGCACTGTGTCAACGAACATTGCCAACGTCAATACAGTTGCTGGCTCAATAACCAACGTCAACACTGTGGCAACAAACATTAGTGGCGTGAACAGCTTTGCAGAGCGGTATCGTGTTGCGGCGTCTGATCCAGCCACCAGCCTTGATGAAGGCGACTTGGCGTACAACACGACAGATAACTCACTCAAGTATTACAATGGCACAAGCTGGAACAGCATCACCCCGGGCATTGCCAACATAGTCGAGGACGCTACGCCCCAGCTTGGCGGTACGCTTGACCTGAATAGCCAGAACATCACAGGCGCAGGCAACATAAACATAGCTGGCACGGTCACGGCTGATGGG